AACGCCCATATAATCTTCTGTGCCAACAAACTTTTTATCTAACTTATATATTTCACTTGTCGCACCCCATGAAATAGCATTAAGATTTATTGAATAGTTACTCATTACTCCACTCCTCAAACTGCAAATTGTATTTAGCACAAAATCCCTCAAAGGCTAAATAGTCTTTTTGTGTATAACTATAATCATCACCCACCCAACAAATAAATTTCATTTGGTCTAAGTAGATGCAAATTCTCTTTTTATAATCATCAGTTGTTACCTCAACATACTCTTTACCAGTACATGAGACATTACCACCAGTAAGGCAAATCATGTCACTTATAAACCAAGCGTTGAATTCTCCTTTATGATCACCCATATATTTATCATCAAATCCTTTTTCATATAATTTTTTATTCACCTTGCACCTCCTCATACTCTTTATAGGTTTTAACTTCTAATACAAAATCGCCAATATGAATTATGTTTTTATCACATTCCATAAAGCAATCTTCTTTAGACTTTGAAAAGTCTGTTGGTTTATACATTGTGTTTTTCATTAGATTATCGTAAACATCTTGCATAAATTCATATTTACTCATGTTATTTAACTCCTTACTTTTATTTAACATACACATAGTATATATAAATATATATTAGTATGCAATACCTAAATGCAAATTTATTTTTACCGCAAATTTAGTTAAGGCAAATACTGTTTTGATGCAAATTTAGTTAAGGCAAATTTATAATCAAGGCAAATTTATATTTGATGCAAATTTACTTTTGATGCAAATTTAGTTTCAAGGCAAATTTAGTTTTGACTAAAAAATGATGCTATATAAAAAAACAGTTGTGGATAAACTGTTAATAAATTGTGGATAACTTTGTGGATAACTTTTGATCAGAAAACAGCAAGAAACACCACCACAACAAACAAGAACACCATCAAAAGCATTGTAAGGCTCTGTATTGATCTATTAATATATATTAGTAGTAATGCATTAAAAGATTATTAGAAAGGCTTAGAAAGGCTTAGAATGATTTATATAATATGATCTATTTATTAAGGGCAAAAAAAAGGCGGTAAGAATACCGCCTTTGATTGGTTAAGTTTAATTAATTAGTTATACACCTCTCATAGAGTTATTGAGCATTAGTTCTACAGCTTCACCTGTTAAGCCTTGCCCCTTGTTGAATTGGTTTATCTCTTGCTGGCTCATTACATGATTGTCATAGCCATTATTTGCTTTTAATGGATAATATCCTTGCTCATAATCAACTATCGCTATAACAGGCTCTTTAAGATGTATGCTTGAGCCATTATATAAAGCAACTCTTTTGCCCTCTTTATTTTTTAGTTTTATACATGTTTTAATGTTTCCTATTCTCATTTTTTTAACTCTCCTTAATTATTTTTGGTTTATGTCCTTGTTGCTCAAGTCTTTTAAATTTGCTTTTAATATCTTTCAATGACTTGCTCACCATTACAAGAAAATTATTTTTGTTTCTATCTTTAGCTATTATTTTATATTTCATTGTTTACCTCTAAGAATTTAAGTCAGTTAATATATATTCACCGCTATCAATCTTTTTTCTAGTTTCGGCTATACCCTCTCCTAAAAACTCATTTCTATATTTTCCAGTTGTAACTGAATAATCCCAGTAATAATTATCAAGATAAATTTTTCCTTTAGATTTTTTAGCAATAATGCTTTTATAACTTTGAAAATACTCCTCTCCATTATTATTAATTATAAATTGATTAGGAACTTTATTCCCTCTTGTGCTTGTCATGTTAATTACTCTCATTTTTAATTACTCCTCTGTATATCCATCAAACCAAACACCCGCAAGCCTTGTATCATCTCTTTGACAATGCTCTTGTGCTTCTTGCTCGGTTAAGCCTGTTTTAATTATTTTGTTATGGTCTCGGTGATTCACATCACGACAAAATCTTACTATTTTAAATGTTTCTGTTTTCATGTTTATTTTCTCCTTACTTATAGCCTTGCATTATTGCAATGCTTTCACCCCAAAAGCCCACATAAAGCGGGCTTGATTGGGTTAGGGGTTTTTAGATCATGAAGCCCACATTAAAAGGCTTGGGCATTTTTCTTTATAGTTTATGCCTACTGTATTTTCATGCTCAGTATTTATAAATCTAAAAGAATGCCAAGAGCCTTTTTGCTCTGTTAAGTATTTCCATCTTTTATTGGATTCCATATATAAATTCATTTCAAAATCTACTGATGATATGCATCTAACTTTATTAGATGTAGATACAAAGTTTTCTATAGACTTAATAAAATTTTCAGCATCTTTTAAATTTACTTTCTTTTTATGTGTTGTAGCTATCTTTATATTTTTATCGTTGATTATTACAAATATATCTACCCCGAATTTATCCTTTTTAATAAGATATGTATTTCTCATAAATGTTTTACATGTATGTAGTCTGTATGTTGTTTTCATTGTTGTTCTCTCCTTTATTAGTACTGTATATTTGTACAGTGCTTTTTATTTAATTACTTAACATGAGTATTATACTAATATATTAATATATATTGCAAGTATTAATTAAATAAATATTTAATTCTTTTTTAATACCTTTATAAATTCTATGAATAGTAGCAATTTGCTGGCAATCCTCTATTTTCTCTAATATTTGGCGGTCTTTTTCTCATGTCCTCGCTATCCCTTTATATATAAGGCTCTCAAGCCATAGGTTCTTTCAGCCGTACTGCTACGCAGGTTGCAGCACCCCATTCTTTTTGTAGAGACAGCACCATATCATTCATCGTATTTATAATAGAAACATACCCTTTGAAATTGTGCTTTTAATCATATATATTTATGATATTGAGTATTAGTTCACTATTAAAAAGTATGAAACATTGGCTACAAGAAAAGACTTAGCAGAACATTTGGATTTATCACCACAAAGCGTAAGTGACCTTATTGGAAGAGGTGTATTTACTATTGGTGCTGGTAGATCACCAGTAAATATAGACTCTTGTAGAGTTCAATATATAAACTTTCTTAGAAAAGCTGCTAGATATACTAAGAAAGATGGTTCAGGAGATATAACTGAAGAGAAGACCAAGCTAACAGCAGCACAGGCTAGAAAGGCTGAGTTAGAGGTTGAAGAAATGGAAGCTAAACTAATACCAGCAGAATTGGTTGAAGAAACTTGGGTTGACTATGTGGCTAATGCTAGAGCAAAACTACTAGGACTGCCATCAAGAATCGCACACCAAGTCATAACAGTTGATAAATATGCTGAAGCTGAACTTATAATAAAAGAACAAGTGCATGAAGCACTAAACGAACTGGCTCAAGATGGAATACCTCAAAAATATAGAAAAGGTGATACAGGAGACCAATCAGACTTGGACTCCACCACCAAATCTAAAGATTAGCGACTGGGCAGACGCCTACAGAAAACTATCGCCTGAATCTTCAGCAGAAGCTGGTGCATGGCGTACAGATAGAGCACCCTATCAAAGAGAGATTATGGATTCTTTCAATGACCCTGATATCCAACGCATAGTTTTTTGCAAGAGTGCACAGATTGGTGCAACCGAGATATTGTTAAATGTCATTGGTTACTACATAGACCAAGACCCAGCACCAATGCTGATAATGCAACCAACACTACAAATGGCTCAAGCATTTTCCAAAGATAGACTTGCTACTATGATTCGTGACTCTGAAAAGATAAGGGATTGTGTTAAAGACCCAAGAAGTAGAGATAGTGGTAATACAGTTTTATCTAAAAAGTTTGCAGGAGGTAATCTAAACATTGTTGGCTCTAACTCAGCATCAGGATTAGCATCAAGACCCATAAGGATTGTCTTGGCTGATGAGGTTGATAGATATGAAGCATCAGCAGGTGCGGAAGGAGACCCGATATCACTTGCAACCAAAAGAACGACTACCTTTTGGAATAAAAAGATATATATGTGTTCAACACCAACAATAAAAGGATTGTCAAGAATAGAAACAGCTTTTGAAGAATCAGATAAGCGGTACTACCATGTACCTTGCCCTGAATGTAATCATAAACAGGTTTTAAAATGGAAGAATGTTGTTTGGGATGAAAAAAAACCTGAAACAGCAGCTTATGCCTGTAATGAGTGTGGCTCTATAATTGATGAATCTAAAAAGCAGTGGATGTTAAAACATGGCGAATGGATAGCATCTGAAGCCAAGTCAGATACAGCAGGATTTCATATATCAGAACTTTATTCTGTTTGGTCAACTTGGGCAGATATGGCTAAGAACTTTCTTGAAGCTAAA